TAGCATTGGTTCTACCATTGCTGATGGCCGAAAGACTGAAGAATTAGTAACTGTTACTGTCTAAATTATTAACTATACACGGGGAGGCAACTCCCCACCAAATTATTAACTATAACAAATTGTGACAATTGAGCTTCTGTTCATTCTGGCCTTTCTCACTGTGCTACAATCATTGAAGAGAAAATTACTCTAACATGTCATGATTAACACCACAATCACCGTCAAGCCAATCTCAAAAAAAGCTAAAAACAGGTTCGCTAATCTAATGGAATCATGCGAACATTGTATTGTAGAACAACACAAAGGTGATAGATTGTTCCTGCGTAGTATGAATAAACGAAACTTCTTTTGGGTAAATATACTTAAAGACCAGGATTGGCAGCTGGAGATGTAGATATTACATAATGTTACATGGGTGAGTCTTCGGGCTCACCCATTGCTGTAGGATTAACAGGCACTCGCAACCACACCAATGAACCCGACCCTAAGCTATTCTGAAGCCCTAGACTTTGCAGCTGGATGTTTAGTTGCTGAAGAATTCTTGGCTGAATATGGCTCTGCTGTTCGCTGGGTTGATTGTAGCATTGATCTGGGCGAGCTGTTTGTCTTTATCGACAATTGCCTGAAGAAAATATAATTATTTCAAATTGTTACAGGGCCGGTCAGCCTGGCCCATCCGGTGCTGTATGATTAAGGGGTCCCAAACGGAATGGCCATGGCCACCACCACTGTTGAGGTTTGCCTGGAGTGCTTCACGGATCGTGACAGCACAAGCTGGATCCCTAACGGGTCCCTGTGGGTTGAGCTTGAGGTTGATCCTGAGGATCTCGAAGACGACTTTGATGCCACCATAGAGTGGGCTGCCGAGCAATGGTGCTCGATCAACCTGCCCATAGGTTGGACCTTCTCACGGGTTTTGATGGAACCCTGACCTTTAAGGTTTGCAACAGGGCCAGCCAGCCTGGCCCTTCCCACCTGCTACAATTCTCAAGTCAACCACCGACACAGACCCATGTCTGATCTGCTGACCTTCTCCACCGGCAACGCCAAGCTGGGCAAGCAAACCCTGATTTTCAACCTGCCTGCAGGCAAGACCTGCCCAGGTGCCCTTTTCTGCCTGAGCTTTGCTGTTGTTGGTGAGAACGGCAAGCGCCACATTCAAGATGGCCCGCAAACTCAGTTTCGGTGCTTTGCTGCAACCAGCGAGGCACAATACGATGGCCCTTTCTATGCTCGGGCTCGCAATCTCCAGCTAATCGCAGATGCGATTAAGGCCAGCACTGCAGTGGAGCTGATTAACACCAGCTTGCAGAATGCTCGCACTAAAAGGATCGAGCTGGTGAGAATTCACGAATCCGGCGACTTCTTTAGCCTCGCTTACTTGCTCGCTTGGATTGAAGTTGCAAAGCTTAATCCTGATCTCAAGTTTTACTGCTACAGCAAGAACCTGCCGCTGTTTGTAGGTTTGGAGTTGCCTGCTAATTTCTTCATGACTGCCTCCTATGGGGGCAAGTTCGATCACATGATCGACGAAGGTTTGTTCCCTCGCTACAGCAAAGTCGTTCACAATGACGAGGAAGCTGAGGCTCTGGGCCTAGAGGTTGATCATGATGATAGCCACTGTTTCGGTGACAATCCGTTTGCTTTGCTTGTGCATTCAACCCAGCCTAAAGGTTCAACCTACGGCAAAGCATTGTTTGCACGCCGCCGGGCTGGTAAGTTCGGAGGCTATCGTAAAGAGCTTCAGCCGATTCTCACCAGCAAAGTGTAGAGATTAAGCTTTGCAACAATCCGGGGTCTGACCCATAGCCAGGGTCCCCCCATCCCTTACACTTATCCCAAGCGAGCCGACAGGAGCCCGCACACCCCCAGGAACATGACAAACCCCAACCGCACTGACCGCCTCACCCGTACCAGTATCCCCACCCCCGTGGCTGTGGCAGTAGCCAAGGTCACGATCAAAACCGGCTGCATCGTTGGCCGGCACCGTGCCCAATGGTTGTTGGACCTGTGGGAGAGCCCCACCGCTCTGCCTGCAGAGCGCAAGCTGGGCCGCCAGGCCCTGCAGGTTGCCGCCGATGCTGCAGGCCGCAGCGTGATCACGCTGGCTGATGGCACCACGATCAACAACCGGGTGTTCTCCAAGGCTTCCACCCGTAGGCTCCGGGACTGGAGCCAGGATCGCAACGCCACAGTTTGAGCCCATCGGGGCAGCTTGACGGCTGCCCCTTCCATCCTCTACAATTATCTCAAGCGGGCCGAGAGGTGCCCGCACCGTTTCGAGACCATGGCCATCCCCTTCCCTCAGTATCAGTTCTGTGCTCGCCGCATCGCTAAAGAGATCGGCTACAGCTTCTCTGGTGCCGGCGCTGTTGGCGCCAACCTGTTTTGGGTTGAGCGTATCTGGGGGCAACCCAGCAACACCCTGATGAGTCAAGCGGAGCTGCTGCGGTTCGCCATAACTGTTCAAGGCCCTGCCCTTAAGCCAGCCGCCTGACCCCTACGGGGAGCCTCCGGGCTCCCCACACCAGCCACACCACACCACACCCGAACCATGGCTAAGCAAACCACTATCACCCTCACCCTCACCCGTAACGAGGCCCGCCAGCTGCAAAGCCAGCTGGCCGATGCCGCTACCCGCTGGCACAGCCTCTGGAGGGATGCCGTAGAGGGCCGCCGCCCAGACCTTACCCCCAGCGGGTGCAGCGCCGTGGGCAAGGCAGCGTGGGATCGGTTTGATCAGATCGCCGAACTGCTGGCTGCTGCAGCAGCTGACTGATCAGCAGCCAGGGGGGCTTCGGCCCCCCTTCCATCAGCAATCCTGATTGATCAGCAGTGCTTATCAGCCAGTGGCAAGACAGATCAGCATTCCTGATCCATCAGCAGTCCTGATCAGTCGGGCAGGGCAGTATAAGCGGGCCTTATGGGTCGCCGGCCCGCCGGGCCGTGAAAAACCTCTAACTACCCTAAGCTATACCGGACCCAAAGAGCCAGAGAGATACTCAACCAACTCAAAAAATTTTCCACCAGATTTTTATGACTTATACGAATTGCCCAAATAATCAAAATGGCTATGTATCAGAAGATCTTCACACATACCAGGATATCAGAGAAGATTTAGAAACAGATAGGAAAGAAGCTATCGAATTTTTAGCTCAGCTAAAAACAATGTATCAGATGGATGTAAAAAATTCTGGCATAAGAGAAGCACTTAAAGATCTTCATACTACCCTCAATATCACAAAACCATCAGAGTATTACGAAGATAACATTGCAGTTGTATATGATGAGTTGTATACATTGAACAAACAATTTTACAAATCCAAAACCAACGCAGAAATTATCAAACTAATCGAAGGAGAAGAAGAGTATATCATATTTCCCCATTTGCATTTTGAAAAACTTCTATGAAATTCCGAACAAACACAAGTCTCCGAGAGCAATTATCATACATTGCCCTCTGTCTTTCAGAGACAATTCACATACTTTCAGAAAAATTTTTTCACAAAAAAATCTCTGAAAAAGAGTGATATATACTGTACAGTTTAAAAAAATAATTTTTTTGTATGTCTACATTTTCTTCATTTACAACAGAAGTACAGTACGATGATAAATCTGGTGAATATTTCATTACATTCCCCGACGAACTACTCGATGAAATGCAATGGATCGAGGGCGACACTTTAGAGTTTGAGTACTTTGATCATCACGATACTCCAGGAATTCGTATACATAAAGTAGGAGACTGAGGCGTATACGTTCTTAATAAATATGGGAAATTGTAGTCCAAAAAAGCAACCTAAGTGGGAGACAGCGACATTTACGTATCAACAATGTCCTTGTCCAGAAGAAGGTCCTTGTCCATCTATTACTCTTGAATTTGACTATATTGAACGATATTGGTATGAAGTAAGACCTCCTAATGCAGCCAAGAAGTTAATTGTTAATGGAAGTAAGCAAGAGAAATTAAAGAAGACTGTTATTCAAATACCCGATCTAGTGAATGGAGAAAATTCATCGGGTGAAGTAGTTAACTTTATTGATCAAGTATTTTATCAACCAGAATATGAAATTATTGGTTCTGGTGATGATATAAAAAGTAGACCAGTATTTGAAAGATACTGTAAGGCAGATATTGTATATGATGATCAATACTTCTACCACATTTTTGAGTGGCCATTATCTCACAATATTGAACCTAGACCTGTAGGAGGAATAACAGTAATTCCTGCACCACCTCCACCTCCAGGATCAGAGGGTGGTGGAACATCTTGTCCAACCTATCAAGTTGAAAGTACTACAGTAGGTGGTACAGTTACTTTAAATCGAGTAGATAGTCAAGTCCTTGGTGTTCCAGAGAATACCATTGTATATCATGGTGGCACAAATGATAATAAGATATTTTTCTACTATGAAAATACAAGTGACAAAAACTACATTGCAGTTGGTGATCGAATTAATGGATGGACTGTAAACAGAGTAGTTAACTATAACTCAGAACACTTTAATCAAAAATCTATCAGAACTACTGAAAGTGTTCGTCGTCGTGTTTCAAAATTTTCTGAAAATAAAAAAACTCCTGGATACATCTTTATAAACAAGAATGATGATTCTACAGATAGAATCATTAATATTGGCGACAGAGTAATTGGTAATGGTATTCAACAAGATACTTTTGTTGAGGGTATTCAAGGATTAAAAATATTCTTATCAAAACCTTTGAAGTATCAAAAGAAAAAAGATGTTCGTAATGTAAGATTTGAAAAAACAGATCTTGTAAATAATATTTCCAATAAAATTCTTTGTTATGCAGAAATTAGTGGAGGAAGTGCAAACTTCGTAAAAGATAATTTCTATTCAAGAAATAGTTCATCTACTCCACAATATACAAGTACAACTTATCATGTATTTGATGATAAGAAGAATAAGAATATACAACTTACAACAACTAAAGAGATCACCGTCGATATGAAATCTATGAATGATGATGGAGGATCTAGTGATGATACTGATAATCGAAAGCACTACGTAGTTACTTTCTTAGATGAAACTGAATTATCAAGTAAAAACGATATTCAAATAACCATCACAGATGATCAAACTGCATCTGGAGTAGAAAAGTCTTTTAACTTTGTTTCCAAGATTGAACTTGTAAATAGTAAAAAATTCAAAGTTTGGTTTAAAAGAAAGGATACTGGAAACAATACTTTTGTTCGTGGATGGAGTATAACAAGAAATCCTGGTGGAAGTGTTATTGGCGAAAATCGTATTCAGGTAGTTGCAGGAAAAGGAATTATAGACAGATCTGCAGTATGTGGAGTTTATGTAAGTAATGATAAAAAATACTTTACTTATACTCCATTATTTTATGGTAAAGATAGTTTTTGTGAATCTACGAATTTAAGTGATGATGAGTTAGGTAATTTTACACTTGGAAATGTAATCTTAAATGATAATACTACATATATTTCTCAAGAATTTTTATGTGTAAGTCCATTAACTGATGATCTCTATAGAATAAACAGTATATTTTGGACTTATTTTAATAGACCTGCATCATATAATGAATTAAAGTCTTGGAATGAAAAATATAAATTAGCATATGCAGAAAATCCATCTCCATCTGTTTATCTTGAATTGCAAAAAGAAATTATAGATTATGAAAATACAAAACTTGAAGGAAAAACAGTTCGTTTTGTAAAGGATGCCGAATGTGATAACACAATTACTCCAGAGTATGAAAAAGTTTATTATCCTTATGTAGAATTAAAAGACTTTGAAGATAAATTTGAACCAGTTACAGAACTTCCATCATATGATCCATGTGTAGGTGAAAAGACTCCAGCTGCATATAGTACTGATGAAATTAAAAAAATAATTGAAACAAATTTATCTAGTGTTAATCTTCCTCAAGAAATGTACAAAAGAATCATAGAGGATAATGATTCTTTACAAAATACATTGTTTAATGCTGTTGATAAAATTAAATCATCAATTCCAGATAAAACAACAATTCCAAATATTCCTCCTCAAATAGAAGGAGAGAATAAATCAAGTAAGGTTTTCTCTACAGAATATGCTCATCGTATTCCACCTAGATTTAAATCTTTAGAATATGTAATTGATGATTTTAGATTTATAGATGATAGTGGACTTATTTCAGACTCTGAAGTAAATAACATTAAAATACAAATTAAGTCTATTCCTAGATGGACTGGTTCTTTGAGTCCGTCTAGTGGATCAGGGTGGACCAGTACTGTAAATACCAGTTCTGAAGGATTTGTTAATTCAATTACAATTTCCGCAGCTCCATTTGCACCTCTTATTCCAGGATTTCCCCCACTTATTCCTCCAGTCACAAAATCTTGGGTTTCTGGACCACATCCAGCAACATTTTGGCATGGAGATGACATAAACTATCAAGTTACATTCCAAAAAATATTAAACTTTAGAGTCAATGAAGTAAGTAAGATTTTAGCTAACTGTGCTAAAAATAAAGGTAATCCATATATGGATAATCCACCATATGCAAAGATTACTAAATCAATTGAATCTGGAGACACAACTATAAATGTAGACAGTACTAGTCAGTTTGTTTCTTCTGGATATTTAATTATTCCAAAATTTATTGTAAAGAAAGAAGTTAATCCAGAAACACAGAATGAGACTTTGAAACATTATTACCTTGGTGAAGAAATTATTTACTATAAAAATAAAACCGGTACTCAATTTTTAAATTGTACTCGTGAAATGTTTGATTCATCAAATGATTTTGAAGAATTTATAAATTCTGGATTTATTGAAACTGGAGTCACTTATATAATTAAAACTCTTGGAACAGTAGATTGGAAATCTTATGGTGCTCCAGATAGTTATTCTGTTGGTACAATATTTACTGCAACATCAGATGGATCAGATGTAAATGAATCTGGAGAAGTATATCTATTTGAAACTACTTTAACTCCTTTTGATGGAAATACTTTTGTTATACATAGTTATGAAAAGAATAATTATTTGTCTCAATACTGGCCAATACAAATTCAGAACAAATGACCCGACCAATTGCAGGTTTAGGAAATCCAGATTCAATTTCATATAGACCTTGTTGTGTTTACCCTCCAAATACGGTAACTCCTATTGTTTCTACAGTATTTGCAGCGGGTATTCCAAGAGCAAAAGGAGGAGATGTATTGACTCCTGCTCCAGGATTTCCAGTTTGTAAAGATACGTTTTGTCCTCCATTAGAAAGAACAATTATTTCTGTCAGTACTGTATTTGTAAATGGATTGCCCTCTGCACACGTAGGGGACTTGACAAATACGACATCTCCACGTATAATATTACCTGTTCCTACCAACCTATTCGTTAATTGATATGGCAAAATCACCAAGTTTTAGCAAAACCAGTTATGTTCCAGGCAAACCAAAGTGTACTCGCCAAGGACGCAGTAAAAATACAAACCTTTCTGCAACTAGTAGAAACGGCAAACAAAAAAGATACAGAGGCCAAGGTCGATAATTGATAAAAGAGGGTTATTAACCCTCTTTTTTTGTAATAAATACTAGAGAAGGGATAGCAACCCCTTTAAAAGTTCTGTTAGACCCATTTTTTGGAGAAAACAGATGGCAATTCACCCAAATCCTGATAGAAATACCAGTTACATGAGACAGATGTGGGGGACCACGAGATTAATAACTGATTATGTCCCAGAAAAGCCAAAAAACAAAAGAAAATATTATGTAGATTACTGTGAATATTTTGAAGATTGCTCTAAATAGTTTATAATCTTCATTTTTTACTTTAAATGTCTACAATTTCCGACGAATTAGGTAAAATATCTCGATCTTTTAAAGATATTAGCCTAAATTTTAGTAGAAATCCAATGACAAATGACGTTGTTGTGATAAAAAATGAAGAGGCGATCAAACAGGCAGTAAAAAATTTAGTCTTAACCAAACTTGGAGAACGACTTTTTAAACCTTTGATAGGTACAAATACAACTGGGTATCTATTTGAATTAAATACTACTCTTTCAGCTAACTCTTTAATTGAAGAAATTGAAAATATTCTTACAACTTATGAATCAAGAATCAATCTTAAAAATATAACAGTAAATATTGAAGATGATTCTAATGAATTTGATGTAACTATTGAGTATTTTATTGTTGGTTTACCTCCTATATTACAAACAGTAGATTTTATCCTCGTAAGAGAAAGTTAATAAATGGAAATTCCTTCAATCTCTGCTTTAGAATTTACTCAAATCAGAGAATCAATCAAAAATTACATCAAAAATACCACTGACTTCAAAGATTACGACTTTGAAGGATCTAACTTGTCTATGTTACTAGACATTTTAGCTTATAATAGCATGTATTCGTCATATAATATTAATATGGCGGCAAATGAATTAAATTTAGATACCGCAGTTCTTCGTGATAACGTTGTATCACATGCTAAAAAATTAGGATATACTCCAAATTCATATACTTCTGCAAAAATAAATTATAATATCACAGTAAATAACCTATCAAATTTTGTTTCTGTGGTAATTCCCGCAGGAGTACTGTTTACAACTACACAAAATAATAAAACATACACTTTTATAACAAAAAAACAGTTATCTACTAACACACAAGGTAAATCTAGTGTAACATTTAACAATGTAGAAGTTTATGAAGGTACAGAATTTGCAATTAGATATACCGTAGATTCATCAAATGAAAATCAAAGATTCTTTGTACCTAATAATTTTGTAGATGTTGATTCTATCAGGGTTTCTATTATATCTGACCCAACCACAACTGAACAATTAGAAGTTGAGTATACCAAAATTTTTAGTATTGTAGGTGTTTCATCCTCGGATAGAATTTTCTTTGTAGAAGAAGTTCAGGATCAAAAATATGAGATTATCTTTGGAGATGATCTCATAGGAAGAAAACTTCAAAATGGAGAAATAGTTATTATTAGATACATTGTATCAAGTGGTTCTGTAGCAAATAATATTTTAAGTTCTCAATTAAGTTTTAAAGGAAGCATTAAAAAAGTCAATCCTCAACTAGAAGAACAAACAGTTTCTGGAAATGATATTGTAACTGTTTCACTGTCAAATAAGACTGATGGAGGATCAGAGTTTGAAAATATAAAATCAATAAAATATAGAGCACCTAGATATTATTCTGCACAACAAAGAGCAGTTGTAAATGATGATTACGAAAGTATTCTTCAAAACATATATCCAAATTCAGATTTGGTCAGAGTTATGGGAGGAGAAGATAAGAATCCTCCTCAATATGGTAAAGTATTCATTTCTATAAAACCAAAAATAGGAACATCTGTATCAACACTACAGAAAAGAATTATAGAGGAAGAAATTAAAAAATATACTGTTGGATCTATAATTCCAGTCGTAGAAGATGCACTTAAATTATTCATAAGTATAAATTTTAATATCATATATGATAAATCAAAAACGACTAGAACTTTATCTGAGTTAATAAATTTAGCTGAACAAATTATATTAAAATATAATTTAGATGACGAGTTTAAAAATTTTAGTGGCATTTTCTCTTCTTCTAAACTTTTATGTGACTTAAGAGAGATAGATTCATCTATTAAATTTATTGTTCCAAAATATATATTTTATCGCCCATTGCAACTATTTTCTGGAATATCTTATGAATATAAATTAGATTTTTATACAAAATTAAGAAATAAAGTTGATAATAAATATACATTAATTAGTGATCCATTTTGTGTATCTGGTTATAATGAACCATTATTCCTTGGTGCTTTTGGAAAAGACTTTTCTGGGTGTGATGAAGATAGAAATAAAAATATTTACTTAATCACCCAAAATGAAAGAGTAATTGATATTGTTGGAAATATTAATTATGATACTGGTTTAGTATCATGCACAATAACTTCTTGTCAAGATGAACCAATAAATATTTACGTGCTTCCAGAAAATCCAGACATAACAACAGGTCCAGATACTTATCCAGAATTAATATCTGACGGTATAAATCCTATTAGTGATGCTTCTCCAGATGATTTTGATAATACTGCGGAACTTCCAGGTCCTGGATCTACAGGATTAACTCCAGACATTCCTCCTTCGGGAGATCCAAATGGTGAAAATCCTGTTACTGATATTCCAGGAACTACTACTACAAATCCAGATGGATCTGTTACTAATGTGGATGATGATGGAACTGCAACCACCACAAATCCAGATGGTTCAACTAATATAGAACCAGGAAATGATACAGGTGATGGCGGTGGCGACGGCGGTGGCGACGGCGGTGGCGATGGACCTACACTCGATGATGATTTTACTCCAACTAATCCAGATACTTGCACATGAACACCTTAAAAGAGAAAATTACAACTACATCTGCGTTAATTGAAAATCAATTACCATCTTTTGTAGCAGATAACAATCCTAAATTTATTTCTTTTTTAAATTCATATTATGAATCTCAGGAGACAAAATATAATTCATTAGATTTAGTCAAAAATTTTATTGAATATTATAATATTGGAAGTTATACTTCTAATAGTTTAATTCAATCTACTAAATTGTCTCAGCAATTATTAAGTTCTCAGACAACTATAACTGTAGACAGTACTTTAGGATTCCCAGAACAAAATGGGTATCTGATGATCGAGGGAGAAATTATATTTTATAAGTCTAAAACTAAAACTCAATTTAAAGATTGTGTTAGAGGCACTGGAGCTTTTATTCTAGAAAAAATTCCGTCCAATCAAATTATATACAAAAATGGCACTTCAAGTGCAAATCATGCAAGTGAATCTGTAGTAACTAATGTAGCCTATTACTTTGTAGAAGAATTTTTAAGAAGAATAAAGACTGAGATTTCTCCTGTCCTTCCACAAAAATTATCTAAAAATTTAAACTTAATTACATTTTTAAAAAATATTAAATCCTTTTATAGTACAAAAGGAACTCAATTTTCCCATAAAATTCTTTTCAGAATTTTATTTAATGATAAACTTGTAAAATTAAGACTAGTTAATAGTGGCACTGGTGCAAAAATTAATATTTTAAATTATACTGGCAAAATTGATGAAGGTGGATATGAAGTTAAAGAATCTGGATCTGGGTATTATCTTGAATATGATGGAACTGGAAATTTAATAGGCCAACCAATTATAGAAATTTTGGGTTCTGGAACTGGATCTCCAAAAAATAATTTGATTCCAAACTCAGCTTCAATGAAAGTCACTGGCATGACTTTAGGTGGAGGAATTGCACAAAATGGCATAGAAGTTACAAATGAAGGAACTGGGTACGTTGGACCTATTACTGCCAGAATTCGTGATAGAAATTTTGATAATGATCAAGAAATTGAATGTGTGGATATAAATGGTAATGTTGTATCAACTGCTAAAGTTTATAGTTGGGATTCATCATCGAGAGAATTGACACTGTATGATGTAGAGGGATTTTTCTACTCTGGATATAGAATCATCGGTAAGGGAGGTGAAAATCCAAGATCAAAAATTTCTTTGGCATATCCAAAAACTTTACTTAATAAAGAAGGAAATCCTTCAATAGAAATTATTTCTAAAGATCCAGAAGTAGAACTTCCTAGAAATTATACTATACAATCTTCTGGTGCAAAATTTTATAAAAGAACTACAATAAGATGTGAATTAATTTCTGGAGATGCAATTGCTGTAGAAAGTGCTTCTCTTATCCAATTGACTCAAAAGTCAGATAAAACTTATAATATTAAAGGAACTTCCATCGAAGTTTCTAGTATTAATAATGTGGGTGGAAATTTTTATGA